AGGTGTGGCTGGATTGGATATTCCAACATATTGTCGCCTTGCTGAAACTGGAATGAAGAATTTCTTTGTAAAAACAAATATGTACAACGATTATATGGCTCTTAGAGCAGAGGCAGAAAAATATGAAATAAAATAAGTATTTATACGACGTTTTATGTCACAACGCTATATTTATAGTTGATGAATACTATATGGGACGAAAGAAACTACACAGAACAAGAGAAGAGTTGCTTGAGCAGCAACGCCAGCGATCCAAGCGGTTCTATGAAAGAAATAAGAAGCGGCTCAATGATGAACGCATGGCACGCTATTGGAAGTCTAAATTGGATGTATAAACTTTGCTACAATGGAGAGACTGGCGAATATCTTGGAGACAACAAGTCCCACGTAGTATATCTATGGACAGAAACAAGAGATGGGGTGGAGTATCCTTGTTATGTTGGACAGACATATCAAAAAATAAAAAGCAGATGTATTTCGCATATAAGAAAGCAAAAAGCCTATTTGTTTCAACGAAAATTGAGGAAATATCCGAAAAGGTTCAAATGTTATATTTTAGAGCATAATACCGACATTGGTAGATTGAATGAACTGGAAAGATTTTATATAAAAATGTTTAGCACATTTGTAAATGACAACCCGCTAGGATACAATCTTACCGACGGAGGAAATAACGCAAAGCAATCTATAGAGTCCAGAGCAAAACGCTCTAAAAAGTTGAAAGGACGAATTTTTTCCGAAGAAAGTAAGAAAAAAATGTCAGACTCGCAGAAAAAAGTAAGCAGAGATTGGGTTATTACAGATGAAACTAGAGAAAAATTATCCGCAGCAATGACTGGTAGGAAATGGACAGATGAAATGCGACGAAACATGTCAAATTCAATAAAAGGAAGGAAATTATCCCCAGAATGGATAAAAAATATGGCATTGTCTAGAATGGGCAAGAAGAGAAAGCCACATAGCGAAGAAACAAAGCGAAAATTATCTTTGGCCACGAAAATACAATTCGGAACAGCCACAGAAAGTGAAATAAAAGAATATAAATTAGGAAAAAAGAACAATGAGTAAATTTACATGGGTCTTGAACACATATAAAAGTTTGCCTTACTTACGGCTCGCCGTGGAGTCCATAAGAGACAACTCTTTTTATAAAAACCAACCAATAATTGTATTTTGTGAGAATGACGAGGAAACCTACGAATGGTTGAAACAGCAACCGGATATTGAAACTATATATGAAAGAAATGAAGTTCCAAGAGGAATTGGTGGAGGTGTAAATGTTGCGGTGTCAAAAGTAAAAACTGACATATTTTCTTTGATACACTCGGACATGTATATATCAAAAAAATACGATGCTCCGCTGTATGATCTTGTTTCAAGCACAGAAAAACCGTTAGTTGCTTGTGCTTGGCGTCTGGAACCCAACATATTCAATAACGAAGATAGGGTTGGAACAATGTTTGCCCCAGTAAATGGTGGGTTTGGTGTATATCATCACGATTTTCTAAAAGAGGAGTTTTTATATTGGGCCGATCATTTCGTACAATCTCCAAACCCATCTGGTTTTAGAAAAGTAGAAGGCGTATCATATATGATGCGAACCAAGTATTTTATGAAAAATTCAGATGCTTGGCGTCCCACATCTTATGAAGACCACGACCAGAGTGTAAGAATGCAACTCGAAGGATACGACTTTGTGGTTACTTCAAAAGCACTTGTATGGCACTTTGGAGCACGCAGCAGTCATTTTCTTGGGCAACACGACAAACTACTGGGGACATCTGACCGCCAAAGGATAACAGAGTCACGAAATTATCACCGATGGCTAAAAATTTGGGGGGAAAGTCCAAAATTTGACTCGTTGGGATTTATCCAAGTAACTGATAATATGCGTGAAATATACAAGAAAAACAGAGATAAATATTTAGTCGGGGACTACGAAGAAATAATAAAATAAAATAACTATTTTTATGACGTTTTATTCTATGACGTTATATTTATAGGAGTATGAACAAATGGGACGAAAAAAATTACATAAGACAAAAGACGAACTCCTTGAGCAGCAACGAGCAAGAGCCAAGCGATATTACGATAAGCATAAAGAGCGACTCAACGCAGCCGCTATGGAAAGATACTGGAGGAATAAAAATGTGGAGAAGAAGCTGTCCTGAATGCAACAAGGATATATGGACAAAGAGTAAATGTTTGATAAAATCTAAATGTCTATGTCAAGAATGTGGATATAAATTAAATAGCCGACGAACCAAAGTTGTATATACCGAAGAAGAACTGTCGAGAAAATGTCCGAAGTGTAGATGTCAAATATTTTATAAAGAAATAAAAGCAAAGCGTGTGGCTGACAGAAAAATGACGGTATGTAAGTCGTGCCAATCAAATCAAACTTCCGAAGCATATAAGGGAAAATCGTTTGAAGAACGGCTTGGTAAGAACAAAGCAAAAATTGTAAAACGTAAAATATCACAGAGCAACAAGGGAAGGATTTTTTCACAAAGCACGCGGCAACTGATAAGCGGACATAGAAAAGAATATTACAAGAAAAATCCTTTCGCTGCATCTGGGAAGAACAATCCGATGCACGGAATACACAGATACGGAAAAAATAATCCGAATTACAGACAAAATTGGTCGGAGGAACGCAAAGATGCAGCAAGAGTATCATCATCTATACCACACAGATATAATAAAAATGCTTGTTTATATTTGAATAAATTGTCCGAAGAAATGGGGTGGAATTTACAGCACGCGGAAAACGGGGGAGAATGTTTGATAAAAAGATATTTTGTGGACGGATATGATAAGGAACGAAATATTGTAGTGGAGTATGATGAGAGACATCATTATAGTGGAGGAAAACTAAAACAAAAAGATATTGACAGAATGAACAAAATCATACAGTATACTGGCTGTAGATTTTACAGATACAACGAGAGAACAAAAGAACTAAAATTATATGACAGAAGCTGCTAAAAAATATTTTGAGTTGTATTATAAACTACAACGCTGCATTGATGAAGGCGAGAAGGATGGTTTGCTTGCCAACAAGACGCGAAAAGAAATGTATAGAGTATACAACGAAATGACTGAAAAAGAACAACAACTACTTGATGTAGTTGGTATAGAACACGGAAAAACATGAAAATATCATACTGCCTGCCAACAAAAAACAACCTTAGATATTTGAAGGGTTCTATACAATCTATCAAGGAGAACTCTATACTTCAATATGAAATAGTTGTGTATATTGATGCCGATAATGACGGCACAGAAGAATGGCTGAAGTATAATGCTCCCGAAGTAAAATATACCAAGAACACTTCAAGTGAGTATAAAGGTATTGCTTATGGATATAATCGCTGTATAGAACAATCTACATCAGATGTTGTATGTATGTTTCACGCTGATATGTATATGGGCAAGGGATTTGATGTTAATCTAATAAAGCATCTAAAGGCAGATACTGTTGTGGCGGCTACTAGAATAGAACCCCCATTACATCCAGCGGGAAAGGAAAAGATAGTAGAGCACTTTGGAATGTATCCTGAAGATTTCAAGAAGAGCGAGTTTGATGCTTATGTCGCAAACTTGAATGTCAAAAACAAGGATGCTATTACCAACGGAATATTTGCACCGTGGCTGACATACAAGAAGACATTGACAGATATTGGTATGCACGATGAAACGCTGCATTCATATTATGAAGACTCTGATATATTCCAGAGAATGATATTGAGTGGATGTAAAATGATACAATCGTGGGATGCTCTTGTATATCATTTTACTTGTAGAGGCGGGCAGTTTCAAGATGGCGTTGAAAAGCAAACACAAGATCCGAAGTTTCATGCTATGCGAAATCGTTCTGCCAGATATTATATGAGAAAGTGGCAGAGTTGGATTCAGAATAATCAATACCAACATCCAATCATATCAAAGAAACTGAATATTGGATTTGTAGTTACAGATGTTACCGATGAAAACTTTATTTATCATATAGAGCCATATGCTACGCACATCTATATCAACAACTCTATATTGGCAGAACGATATATAGCCAGAGAACAGCCAAATTCTACCGTAGATTTAAGAACTCGTATATTCAATCACGATTATATTGAACAAAACAAAAACAATATGCTATTGTATTTTTCACAGAAGGATTTTATCGCTAACAATCCTATGGAAAATATGAGCATCATACAAAATCTTGGTACGATAATATCGGAAGGGTATGAGCCAGATTCGGAAATGATGCTTGGGATATTTAAACTGAAAACGATTGGAGAATTAAAGGACATTACACCGTCGCTGATTAAGTTATGAGCAATATTCTTTTGCGTAAATCTAGCTTTATTCACATTCCAAAATGTGGTGGGTCTATAGTACAAAATTTTTTGTTCAGGTTAAAGCTTGGGTTAAAGAGATATACTGAACCACAGAATGGTCATTTATTTTTGCACCAGATGGTAGAAAGTGAAAACATATATAATTTTTGTTTCGTGAGACATCCTTACACTTGGTGGCCATCCTTTTGGCAATGGAGTAAAAAAGATAGATTTAGTTTCATGGAAAGAGAATGTCCAGATTTTGATACTTGGATAAATGATTATGGCCCTTTTTGGATGGGACATTATTCTAAACTTGTGTCGAGGTATATAGGCGATGATCCAATATATAGTTCAAATGTAAAAATGAATTTTATTGGAAAAACGGAAAATCTTTTTTCTGACCTTCATATCGCATTAACAAACGCCCAAGAAAAATTTTCGGATGATGATTTTAAGTTTCTGGTGGATAATGTAAACAAAGACCAGAGGTTGATACATAGTCAAAACCGACAAGAATACAACAGAAGTATATCCGATAAATCTAAAGAAATAATATATAAAACCGAAAAGTATATGTTTGATAAATTTAATTATGAACCCTAAAAATCTTTTTATATTCGCAGTTGAATATGTTCGCAATCTTGGAGGAAATGGTCGTGGAGTTGTTATTGTAAGAAAAACTCCGTTGGAGCAGATTACTAAGTTGTTTGATGAGTTCCTACTAGAACCAGAAATAGCCAAGTTTGTAAAATACAAGAAAGTAACATCCGAAGAACATCCAAATATGGTGATATATCGAGTTGAAGGAACCGAAGAACATATAATATTTGGAGTTAGTGAAGAAGGTTGGAAAGGTGATTATGGATTGACACATACCGATTTGGTAGTTAGTGTATATTAAAATTTTATGAAAAAAGTATCTATTACAAAACTAGAAAGCAAGGCAATAATTCCCACACGAGGAAGTACTGGAGCAGCGGGGTATGACCTGTACACTACAGAGTTTTATGTATTGAAACCTGGTGAAAGAAAATTGTTCAAGACAGGATTATCTATGTCTATTCCATCTGGGATGTATGGTAGAATCGCACCAAGAAGCGGTCTGGCATACAAAAAGGGTATAGATGTTATGGCAGGTGTAATCGATGAAGATTATCGTGGAGAAATTGGAGTCATTCTTATCAACCTCGGTCAAGAAGATGTCAATGTAATTATTGGAGATAAGATTGCTCAAATTATATTTGAGTTTTATAACCCCGTTGATTTTGTTGAAACAAATAATTTGGATAATACTCAGCGAGGCGGAGGCGGATTTGGGTCAACAGATATACTATCCAAACCGGAATTTAAAAAATTTACGCTAAAAAAAGCAACAACCGTTAAAAAGTTTTTTGCGGAAAATAAAACCGGAGAACTCAACATGGAAAAAGTTGAAGTTTATATGGGAAATTTTCATGGTGAAATATATGAGTATGAAGAAAGTGGAATGAAAGGACTTTGTGTTGTAGATGATTCTGGTACAGTTCATCCTTATTCCAAAACTTTGATTGTAAAACTATAATTTATAGTTAATTGTTTTATTTTTTACCTTATATTTATATTTGTAAAGTTTATTGCAGAATAACATGAGCAAAAATAATTATAGATACAAAGAAGATTATTCAAATATTGACGTAGAAGAACTCGACGAAATTGAAACTGAAAAGTTTGAAAAATTTCGTCCCAAGAAAAAAGGCAAGAACAAGCCTAAACAAAAAGACGCTCATCAAGAAGACGATGAGCGTTGATGATAAATGTGTAGATTATCTTGAATTGTTCCGCGATGCTAAGTATCTGGAACTGTCTCAAAAACTAGAAAAAGAAAACGCCGCTGTTGTAGCGGCGTTTTGTTATTATTTGAGCAAGTATGAAGGAGTAAATCACTTGGATTTTCTCCGCAAGTTGCTTTAGTGTTTGTGGTAGATAATACCCCAATCGGCGAGGCGAATGTCTCCACCGGCATATGACATACTGCTTTGTAGGCTCTCAGTCATTTCCTTGAGTTTCTGTTCGTATGTAACTCCATTACATTCGAGCGTAACCAATCTTCCCTCGACGTGAGTATTTGATCCCTTGTTGATGGCAGAAGCGGAGCCGTAATACTGCTTATACTTTTTCTTGGCAAGCATTTCATCCAGACTTTGTTCAAGAACTCCTTTTGGACTGACCTTCATTGTTTCTTTTAGTTCGTTCATTCTTACGACCTTCTGGATGGTTTCGGCGGGAGAGTCAACACAAGCAGCGAACACGCTGCCTACCATAACCATCTGACCGCCAGCACGAATAGCCTTGGCAATATCTCCATTCATTCTAATTCCACCATCAGCGACCAATGGCTTTCTGGCAGCAGCAGAACATTCTAGCATACAAGTGAACATAGGCATACCAAATCCGGTCTGACCATATGTTGTGCAGGCATCGCCTTGAGCAATACCAACCTTCACGCTGTCCGCTCCCCAGTTTTCAAGATCAACAACCGCTGCGGATGTTGCCACATTTCCAGCGATAATAAAAGGCTTTTCAACTGAACAAATGCTGCTGCGATACATACGCACAATATAAGCAAGCATCTCTCTCATTCTAATGCTGTGTGCGTGAGCAATATCAATGGTGATATAATCAATACGAAGATTCTTTTTGATGCAATGCTCAACCAGATCCATATCTTCCTGCTTTACGCCAAGACTGATGCTGATGTTCTTCCAGTTCTCTTCATTGGCTTTTTCAATGAAGTTGATATTATCAGTATTAGGAGTGTCGTGATGGCTGATATTGAAGCGATGCATCACATAAAAATAGTCATTTTCACTCATCCATTTTGCCGTCTTGGCATCAATGGTGCATTTCATATTAGCGGGAGTAACAGGCAACTTGAACTTCTTTGGTCCAAATTCTACAGAAACATCTGCTTCTGAGCGAGAATGATACTTTGAGTATTGCGGCTTTAGAAAAACGTCCTGATATGATAGATATTGTGATTTTTGCATAATTTATTTTACGTCACCTATTTTAGGGGCACCTAAAAAAGTGTCAATTTATATAAAGTGGTATATATTTATTATTATGAATGCTAAGTTAGTAATAGTCAAAGGATGCCCTAAAATAGACGAAGATAGTCAACGTCTTATTGCCAAGTATGTAAAATATGCTGTTGAGCAACTTGGATTGGATGATACGCCTATTACTATCAGATTACTTGGACCAAATCCAAACGAACCTATTACTACTGGGGCATATAGTCCAAAAGATAAAACAGTAAGTAGTATAGCGGGCGGGCGACATCTTGTAGATTATTGTAGAACGATTGCTCACGAACTAACTCATATGAAGCAGGACATCAATGGCGAACTAGATGAACCATATCCTGAAATCGGTGGGCCAATAGAAGATGAAGCAAATACTATGAGTGGCAGAATCACCAAACATTTTGTAAAAAATATATTGACTCCAGAAGAAAAGCAGAAGTTGGGCCTTGGCAGTTATAGATGATAAAAAAACTAAAACACGCAATCCAAAATGTTGCGGCGATGGTGTTCATAATATGGATAGTATTGGTTATGTTGGATATGTTCTTTTGATATATAAAAAGACATATTACATGTTCTGGTTTATATTTATATAAGACCATATATATGAATGAATCTTGGCCAATGCTAAATACATCTATGCTTAGACCAACTGGTAAAGCAAAGGACGAAGTATCTTTATCAGATATTACAAATATGCTGAAGAATCGTTCATCTGAACCAGCCACTATGGAATATAATCCTGAAGATGTAAAGGAACTGGAAAAATTTTGTAATGAACACGGCATTCTTGGCGTGAATTTTGGCAAGATGAATCCAAGAGCAGCACTCAATATGCTGAAAGGAAAAATGGGAGTGCGTAATGAGCCAACAATCAAAAAAGGAATGCTTTATGGATGATACTGAAAACACAATAAAAGTTGGCGACTACGTTGAAATCAATACGCCGGATGATTTGGATTGGCACCAAAGAACAGGTAAGGTAGTACAGATAAATGGTGAAAACTGCTTGGTGAAACTTGATGATACAAACGACGGCTTGATGGTACGAATACAAGACTTGAAACCGACCGAACCGGATATATCATTGATAGAATATTACGTTGGTCAATCTGCTGGATATGGCGGCGGAGCAATGGCTGGAGGTGCTGTAGCACCAACAAACTGGGCAGGCACGTTCTCAAGCAATCAAACATCACGCCGCCTAAAAGATTATCCAGCAAGCCGTAGATACACATATATGCAGGGCAATACCGTGATTGGTAGTTCATTATATGATACAATCACTCAAGATGACCTGAAGGATGACAGATTTGATTCAGATGAAATAATGGCAGGACTACGTTGGGAAATGAAACATATGGAATATCCAAGCAAGGATGTTGCCCGCCCAATCGTAATCAAAAATCTACAAACCAATCCCAAGTATTATAGCGACTTGGATATGTATTTTAAATCAGACAAACAAGGAAAAATTATGGAAAACGTTGACCCTAAAGAACTAGAAATGGGTATGGCAGTTGAAAAAGAACATACTCAAGATGAAGCACTAGCAAAGAAGATTGCCATGGATCATTTGGCAGAAGATCCAAAGTACTATAGCAAACTCAAGGCTGCTGGTCTTGAAGAATGTGGTGATATGGATACTCCTACGGTCGCTGTAGTAACTCTTGCTGCTCCGGTTGGACCAGAAGTAGATGCTCAAAAGCCTCTCAAGAGTTCTGGTCTTGGAGCCGGTGCTCCTGCTCCGTTGAAGTCAACACACCTAACTGCACCAGAAACAAAGGTAGTCAATGACAAGAACACGGTGGTATATGGGAAAACACCAACCATCACTGGTCCAGCAGATCCACTAAACCACTTCGCAAGTCAAATCCAAGCAGGTATTCACGAAAAATGGTAAACTATGATCCAATCGACCATTATTGCTTTCTTATACAGGAAGCAATAAACGAGGGAGGTTCAAATATAAAAGAACCTCGTGCCGGTATTACTAGCGATATGTCTGGTCGCTGGACAATAAAAGCATTTGATACTGATACGCATAATAAAAAAGAAACTCCTCCGATGAAAGAGGAAGATGTTATAGAATAATATGAAAACAACGGTTTTATTGTTTGCGATGCTATTGATGCTGACTGGTTGCCAATCTTACGTGGCAATGACGCAGAAAGATCTGGAAGATAAATATGTCAAAAAAGCACAAGCAGAGTCGCAACTAAAAGAACTAAAAGACAAATACAACAAGGATTTGATTGAAGTTCAAGAACGTATATCATCCGCAAAAGACAGCGTTATAATCGCTCAAGAAAAACAGATACAGAGTGCGGCAAACTCGTTATATTCTATAAATCAAGCATATGCTTTTTTTCCAAAGCTTGGTGCACTTGAGTATTCAAAGCGTGAAACTGGACTTGGCTTTGCTGCTCTTGGTAAATCTCCAACCATCGACGAAATATTGAATGGTCCAAAAAAACTACAAGAATATATTGATGCTTTTGATAAAGATAACAAGGATGAAATAAAGCGTCTACAAGAAGAAAACAAAAAGTTGTTGGCGGAAAAAGGAGTGCTGGTAAAAACTACAGAAGAAGCAAAGCAAGAAGTAAAACAACTTCAAGTACAAAAAGAAGAAATCAAAGAAACTGCCGCTAAACAAATAACAGTAGCACAGGAAAAAGTGAATCAAGCAAACAGCGAAGCACTTGCTTCATCCGCCGCCGCTATTGCTGCTGAAAAAGAAAGACGCGAAAGTGCCGAAAAACTTGAAAAGACTAAACGCGAGATAATGATATGGTGTGGCATAGGAGCAGCAATAGCAATGGCGGGTGCGGTATATTCTCCGGTTGGCAAGGGTGGATTGGCAGTTATATCATTTGTGTTGGCATTTGTAGCCGTGGCAATAATGTATATTCAACCTTGGATGGTATTGACCGTTGGATTGGTTGGAGCCGCCGCTGCTATTGGTTTTGTATTATACAAACATAACATTGCTGAAACAAGTAATGATAATATGGTAAACGCCATACAAGATCTCAAGGAAACTTCCGGCGAAACATATGGTCAGGTAAAAAAGAGTCTGCAAGAATGGAATACAAAATACAAGACCAACAAGAGTGGAGAAGTTGTTGAAGTAGCAGACAAGACCATTGAGAAGTATATAGATCAAAAACTTGCTGAATACGGCAGGCTAACAACCAAAAAGAAGTAATCAACTTCTTGGCATTCTATACATCGTTGTGGCAAAAGGCATACTAAATGTATAATCCATACGTTTGCCTTTGTTTATTATAAATCCAAACTTCTTATAAAAATCCATCAACTTTTTTGGTGAAATATTGTCATCATCCGGTTCCGGTATTAGAACAATAGGCAAGTTTTCAGCATCTGCGAACTTAGTTATACTATTCATTACTTTTGTGCCCACTCCAGTTCCTCTGTGCTCTTCTTTTACATAAAGGTCGCTAAGAAACAAACTGCCATTACTACGATCATAATACATTCCTACTTTATCCAACTCTGGGTATGATGATTGCAGTGTGCGTTCAAATGCCGCCACTTTATTTTCTATATCACCACCTTGTTGTTCTAGTATTTTCTTTAGTAAAGCCATGTATATAAATATATGTTGACAAACACATTATCAACGTTCATTATGCTTTCAAGCTTATACTTATATATACAACCATATATATCACACTATGTACACCGGACAAATCTATTATCAAAACAATCCTATCACTGTTCAGCAGGCTGTTGATCTCAATCTAATAGACGTTGACGCAAATGGTGATATTTGGCTCAAGAACGACGTTACGCATCTTGTTAGGATCACGGGCGATTTGAGGTTAGGCTAAAAACAACTTATACAAAGGTCATATGTCAAAATATTATATCGTAGATAGTACCGTCAAACAGAACGGCAAAAATCCAGTAATGCTATTTGAAAGCATACCTGGCGTTATTAAACATTTAGAAGTAATGTGCCAGCGTCAGTTTAAGCACACTCGTGCTCAATATATGAACAATGCAGAAAGTGTTGGTCATTCTGCCGACGAACCTACTGGCAGAGCATTTTACGAAATGATGGAACAATATTTCAATATTGGCGTTATTCGCAAGGACTCTAGTCCTGTAAAATGCAATATCTTTGAAGCGGACAGATTTATTCGCAGCAAAGACGTTCATGGGAACTGACAAAAAACTATTCATCAACTGGTCAGAACCCAACAAGACATACACCAAGTATGGTCAAAAGTGGGTTCGCTGGTGGGTTATACCTCAAGATTATCTTGAGGGGTTTTTTGTATTTTGGAACAATAACAAAGTAAAGTTGAAGGCACAGGGATATAGCATTGGAAAAAACAAACTCAATCAATGGGCATTATATGAATGGCAGACTTATAAGTCAGATTTTCGGCAAGATTTTGGGCAAGATAATCCTGCTAAGAAGATTGATATTCCTACACAGAGCAATCTTGAAGATTATCAGGTTAAGCAGACGACGGGGCTAAGAGAGTTTCAAATTCCCATCGTAGGCAAGTTGTGTGCGGCGATCAAGGCTCACGGAGCAGCACTGGATGGTAGTGATACTGGTGCAGGAAAAACATATGCTGCGGTTGCTGTAGCAAGAGAACTTGGTATGAAAATCGCCGTGGTATGTCCCAAGGCAGTTATATCTTCGTGGCAAAAAGTTATTACCAAGCATTATGGATTGAAGCCAGAGTTTATACTCAACTATGAGTCGGTAAAGACGGGGAAATATAAAGAGATTGGATGTTGGAAGCCAGTTAGTCGTACAAGCAACCGAGAGTATTTTCAATGGAACATAGCCAAGAATACTCTTATCATATTTGATGAAAGTCACCGTCTAAAAGGACACGGTACTATCAACTCTGAAATCGCTATTGCGGCACACAAGCAAGGCTATAAGATACTATGCTGTAGTGCGACTAATGCCATCAATCCCATAGAACTAAAAACTGTAGGACTTATTACAGGAATATACAAAGGCGGCAAATGGACAACATTTTTGCGTGAACACGGTTGTGAAAAAGGTAGATTTGGCTGGGAGTTCAATGGAGACAAAGATGTATTGAGAAAACTACACGCCGATTTGTTTTTGGAACGTGGCGTAAGAATACGCCGTGAAGACATCAAAGGCTTTCCTGATTGCGATGTGCTCGCCGAAGCATATAACATAGATGAACAGTCAGAGAAAGAACTAAAGAAGATATATGAGGAAATGGATAAAGAACTCGCATATCTAAAGGCTGTATGTAAGAATACCAAAGAATATAAACTAAATGCTATGACAATCATGCTGCGTGCCAGACAGCAGGCAGAACTTATCAAGGTTCCGTTGTTTGTTGAAATGGCAGAAGACGCTATAGAAAATGGTATGAGTGTGGCAATATTTGTAAACTTCAGCGAAACTGTGCGAGCACTTAGTAAGCGATTGGATACAAACTGCGTTGTATGGGGAGAAAACAAGGGTGACGAACGTGATAGAAACATTGCCGACTTTCAAGCCGATAAAAAAAGAGTTATTATAATCAATGTAAAGGCTGGCGGTGCTGGCTTATCTCTGCACGATCTAAATGGAAACTATCCAAGAATAGCATTATTGTCTCCAACACCTTCTGCTGTTGACTTACGCCAGGCACTTGGTAGAGTATGGCGTGAAGGTGGTAAGACAAAGGCACTACAAAAAATAGTGTTTGTTGCCAACACCGTCGAAGAAGAAGTATGCGAAAAAGTAAAAATAAAACTACAAGCACTAGACACAATAAATGATGGCGATGTTTCAATAGGAACAGATTTTAACTGATATTTATATATGAATAATGAAATGAGTTCTAAAACAAAGAATGTAACATACTATGTTGAAGGCCCGGACTGGGTACAAACAGTATCATTGGATACTAATGCATTTGATACAGAAGAAGTTCAAATCATCGAAGCGGGCACACGAGCCATTGAACAAGAAATGGAGAAGACAGACAATTTCAATATTGGTGCCATGCTTGTAATTAGAAAAAGCAAGAAAGCAAAGACTGAAAAGTTTGTGAATGCTTATCTATGCCTAAACAATGCGGCTCAATATTCATTGGCAGAAGATTTGAGAAAGAACTACAAGGCACAAACCGGAAACGATTTGGCTGTGGATGATATGGGAATGTCGGAGTGGGACAAATGACAAAAAAACAAGCGTTACAACTACAGGCAGATTGGGGAAGTCATATAACACCAGAAGACTTTAGTGAAACGCTTTATTTGTATATCAAAGATGTAGGTACACAAGTATTCAAGCAATGCTGCTATCACGAACAAGACAACTATATTTTCATATGGACAAAGAATGAAAGCTTTCTTGTAAACAAAAAAGACATTGGCGATTTTGTCGCTATAGTAAACCCGACAGATACTATCATTTCAAAAGCAAACAATAAAAAGGTTGTATAATATATGCTAATAAAAGGAAGACCAAGAAAAATGCTGCTTGAAAGCGAAGTTCTTGCGGCACAAAGTATAAGTAAGACAGAAGCCGAATGTGCCCGCAAGTTGGGCGTTTCGTTCATGACATATAGAAAATACGCCAAAATGTATGGAGTATATGGCAGAGTTGCTAATATGGCTGGCAAAGGCATAAGCAAAGCCATCAAGAATGAAGACAGCGGAAAGTATCCACTTGCTCAAATATTAGCCAACAAACATCCAAACTATAGCACAAACAGGCTCAAAGTAAGATTGATACGTTCTAACCGCATAGAAGAAAAGTGTAATAAGTGTAATTTTGATACACGCAGAATAGATAATGCCACACCATTATTGCTGAACTATATAGACGGCAACAGAAAAAACAAACTGCGAGACAATCTTGAACTATTGTGCTATAACTGCTACTTTTTATATGTAAATAATCCGTTTGGTTGTAAAAAGACATTCAAGATAAAAGAACTTGATACAGCAGTTGAAGATGGTGAAGAAGTTGAAACGCCGCAGCCAAATGAAATATCGCCAGAAAACATACAACTATCTGAAGAAGAACTAAACGACATCAAGATACAAGTTCAAAACGAAAACCAACCATGAGCACAGAAAATGTTATACAAGACGAAATCAAGGCGACGCCAAACGATCAAATAACTGATGAAAAGAAGATGTATTTGCTCAATGAGTGGAAGAAGAAGGTAGAAGAAGAAATATCCGACTATAATACCGAAAAAGACAAGATTTTTCAGGTTTATAAAAAGCAAAAAGACAAGTTTGATAAGATACTTGGCGTAAAGTTGAAGAAGATGAAGAAATACGATGCTGTCATCAATAGCCGCAAAAAGGTGCTTAACGAGGTCATAAAAGAAATAGAGAACTTGACCACGCCTCCGCAGCAATAATATAATAACTCAAAGGTGTAACAATCTAATATTTATTATATATGAGATTTTTGCCTTTGACGAGACAAGTTGAGTTGGACATTGCCAATCCAGAAAAAGTCATTTCTGGGTTTCCTGGTACATACTTTTATCGTGAAGGCAATGACAGATTTTATCTTATACGCAACAATGTACATCAAAGAATAGATGTAAGAAAACGCAGTTTTACGTTAGCATATCAAAATGAAACGTGGTTTCCTACTATACAAAACAATGATATAGTATTTTCGGAACCATACGAACTCTGGATAAAGCAAGGGGATGGAAATAATGCAGTTGGTTGGAAGTTTTTGGCATATAAATCGTTAAAGACGGAAGAATTAATAGGTAGGTCTCCGACTCCTACACCCACCGTAACACCGACCCCCAGTATAACACCATCTATCACTCCTTCAATAAGCACTACCCCTTCTCCAACCCCGACGCTAACTTCCACCGTAACGCCGACGGTAACGGCAACAACAACACCGATGCCGACGGTAACGCCATCTGTGACTCCGACGCTAACCTCTACCGTAACTCCAACGGTCACTAGTACAACTACTCCAACGCTCACATTAACTCCAACCCCGTCATCCACTCCGGTAGAATTGCCAACATCTTCATTTGACGGGTTTGAATCATATTCTCTTGGTAGCATATCCGTTCTTGACTCTGGTTCAAACTGGGCGGGATTTGGATATATAACCTCATCATTTTATCCAACGGGCAGTGATGATTTTGAATCATATTCTCTTGGAACCATAACAATATTAACAAGTGGAAGTGGATGGAGCAATAGCGGACAAATATTTTAATAACACTAAAAATAAAATCTTATGGCTAAAATAATGTATCAGAGCGAGAATAACCTACTTTTGGAACCAAGAGAGGCATTTTACAGACCATTTAATTTTGGTGAATGGACAGAAATGAGAATTGGTATGTTGTTTAGATTGGTCAGCACAACATCCGATTCAGCGTCGATAATAACCGAAAGTATAACAATAAACAGTGATTCTGACAAAATTTATATTGGATTGAAAGACAGTGGAAGCAATATGCCTGGCGTATCCGGTACTAATTTCATAGGAATGGCAAGCGTGACTGGTTCGGGAACAAGAACGGATCCTAGTAATTCCTCATACATTTCATTCGGAGACTCTTTTAATACTTATCACCGTTTATATCTTACCGCATTTTCTGGCTCTAATATGTATAGAGCATATTTTCACGAAAACACTACTATTTCACCAGAATTTTCTTCCAGTGCCTCTGGTTCAAACTACAATGGTTTTTACGGAGTAAAATTTACACTATTGAATTCTGGCTCCGCAAATCAGCAAGTTGAAGTTCAATATAGAAGAATATATCTTACTTCGGCGGGGTCAAGTTCTGCGGACTTACATTCTCAACTCGTCAATAATACCGGATGGACAAATCCACCAGCATCTTCTACCGCAAGCTGGGCCACCGGATTACCACTGCCAAATAGTTTCTTCGTATATTCTCCGCTTTACAATAATAGATTGAGAATGGCCGCGATAGAAGCAATTAAAATAAGTTGATAAATCGTTCTTGACATTCTATAAAAACTAGAACAATGTTGAGGCTGTGAATAACGGTCTCAACATTTCTGTTTTTAGCAAGGCACTATATAGCAACTGGTGTCACGACAAAACTCGCAATCTTATGTTTGATTGCGGCGAGGGTGCTGCTACAAGCATTGGCAACTTTCTTGCTGGTATTGATAAGATTTTTATTACCCACGATCACGGAGACCATACTCTTGGTTTGCCAAGTATTATTGGTTGCCGAAATGCTGGCAGGGGTATGAGTCGCAATGTTGATACAATGGATAATAACAAGCCTCTTACGGTATATTATCCAGAAGACAACTATTTGATGAATGACCTTATTCAGTTTTGCAAACTTCGTGCTGGCAACTGGTTGCGTTATGATCTGAAGTTTGTGCCTATTTCATCTGGATTCGAACTTGACCTTGGTAACAAGCAGTTTTTGCGTGCGTTTGATATGAAGCATCAAAAGAACAAAAGCACACTTGGTTATGTCATTTATGAAAATCGCACTCGCTTGAAGAAAGAGTTCCAAGGATTGGACATTCCTTCTTTTATTCGCAGAGGAGTTACTGGCGATAAACTCAACGAAACTTATCGTGCTAATCTATTTGCTTATTGTCTTGACGCTTATCAAATCAATGATGCTACTGATTTGATGGATGTGAAGGATATTATAATGGATTGTACTTTTCTTGATGCTAAAGATAGAGATGATCCTACGCATTTTACTCTTGACGAAGCATATAATTTTTGTCAAGGTATTCGTGCTAAAAATATGATTGCTGCTCATTTGTCTGGTCGCTACAACTATAACAATCTTGTAGAGAATAACAAATACAGCGGCGTCAAGTTTATCAACCCGTACAAAGTAAATGACTTATGAGTTTTGAACAAAGAATGCAGGCCATCAAAATGCCAGATGGTGAATACAAGCCTACGCTAAAGGACAAGATTGTAAACGTTCTAGAGAGTATGGACGATATACTATACGAATATGTATGTTGCGACACATTGGAAGATTACAAGAAGTTGCCATATAAGGATAGACATCTATGGTATTTCTGGTATCTAAAGCCGCATACCAGCGATGTTAGAGAACTTTTTCGCAGCGACAGCGAAGTAAACAAGTATCTACGAAAGAAGTATCCAGTTCAGTATTTTATACGAAACAAGATACTTGTTCGCTTTACGTATCGTCGAATGCATGATTGGTTTTATAGAAACATAGAATGTACTATGTTTCCTAAGCAGCGTTGGCTGATCAAGGATATTCCAAACACTTGGACAGATAAAGTATGGCTTATTCCACACGTAAATTTTACAATGGTGCTACATTTCGTAGAGCAGGAAAACTGCTTTGAGACTGTTGATTATACCAACTCAAGTGAGATTCACGCCAAGTTTGAGAAAGAACTTAGAGAGTGTTATGATTATATCAAGTTTGATCGCGGCGAATATGAAAAAAAGATAGAAGCATCATATCCAAGTGCGGAAATATCAATCAACGCATCTGCTACATATGAAGAAGCATATGGCGAAGTCAATCGTCTTGAAAAAGAACTGGAAGAACTTGACACCAAGTGGCTGGTATGGATTGTTGAAAACAGAAACTTCTTCTGGGCATAATTTTATGAATAACGATATTAGAAAGCAACTTTGTAAAGATGATTTTTATCATATGATGGGAAATTCCATCGTTGAATCTGGCGGCAAGTTTGATATTGAACAACTGAAGAAAATGACGCTGCAAGATTTTGCTCATATGTTTGCCACAAATGGTATTCGTGTGGCATATATGCCAGATAAGCATATGGACAGCATCAAGATCAGTTGGGAAGCAGCCAAGCCTGACAATACTCCTAAGAAGAAGCAACTGCTTTGCGACCAAATGGATAAAGGAGATGAAGGTTATGGTTGGGCTGGTCCAACGTCGCGGGTTGGGTAAATGAAACATACTATCCATATGGACGATGTGCATATAAAAAGTTATGCACATCTGGTATTACTGAACAAAGTATATTCCAGTATGGAGAGTAAGCGATGGAACAGAGCCCGAGCCGCTTTTCTCAAACAAGAAATAAAAAGCAAGGGCTGTTTGATTTGTTCTTATTGCGGTAAAACAAATCTAAAGATGAAATCTACCAAACGTGGAGAACAAGCCACGGTAGATCATTATATGCCCAAGTCAGGTGGAGGTGACCCATTTAGTCCATCTAACTTTGCTGTATGCTGTCACAGTTGCAATCAAAAGAAAGCAGCAATGAAGCCAGAAGATTTCATAAACAGCGATTATATAAAGAAGAAACGTTCTTGACAAAATTTGGGCATCTCCTATCGCATCTGTAAAGTACAGATCGCTTCCATTCTTGCCTTCATTGCTTCTTTTTCCGTTTTATACCATCCGATATGTTTTTCTTTTATTTTAGTTTCGGATTGTAATAAAGTCGCTTTCCAATATCCATTTTTCTTATTGAAGCACACCCCTTTCATAGAAGATGTTTTTTCTTTTTTTCCCTTGCTTTTTAGAAAGTGGAACTTATCCCATTTTCTTTTCATCCCTATCGGGTTGCTGTCATATCCTTTATATATATAATCCGAAAACTTGATTATATCATCGTATTTGTAAAAAACAACACAAGAAGAATCGCCACATTTTCTTTGGTATGTTCTTATGATATGTTTTATATCAAGATTGTTTAGCACCTCAACAAGCAAACACCAATCTTGGTCAATAGTTCCCCAGAAAGCAACCTCCTTCTTGCGTCTATTTTTGGTTGGAACTTGGATATGACCATCGCCATCAAAAAATCCTCGCCAGAATAGATGATGTTTTTCTTTTGATATTTTTGACAATATTATTTGTGGGGAATCTTTTGATTTAGTATTGAATCCGTTTTCAGAAAGAAACTTTTTATTGAAATCCGAATAAGAGAAGTAAACTATTCCTTGAAGGCTTCCCCAAGGCTTACCATTTTTCATTCGTTGGTGTTTTTTGACCGTGAACCCGTGAGATTCTATCCATTTTTCCATATATACCATATCCTCATATTTACAGGATATTGCATTTGTTTTTCCCCACCCATCTGCCCAGTACCATCCGAGAAAGTATATAAAAGTATCATTGTTTAGGTTGACAAAGTTTATCATAATGTTATTGTTGTTTCACATATAAATATCTCACGACACACATTATACATCAAAAAATGACAAAAATTTTAACTTTATCGGATATTCACAACAAAGTACTGACCGCTCAAAGGGTGATTGATGAGGTATCTCACGACAAGTGTATTTTGTTGGGAGATTACTTTGACTCATACGGAGACACCCCAACAGACGCCAGAAAAACAGCAATATGGCTCAAAGAGTGCGTGTTACATAATCCAAAAATTGTTCCACTTATGGGAAACCATTGCACTTCATACATCTATAAGGACAATATCAATTTTCGCTGTAGCGGATATTCTACCAGCAAAAACATTGAAATCAACAAGATACTTACTGACGAAGACAAAAGCAGATTCAAGGTATATCATATCGAGCAAAACTTTCTTTTTAGCCACGCTGGCTTGACCAAGCCTATATGGCAAGTATGGGCGGATGCTATTGATGCGGACAGAGAATACTCACTTGAGTTTGTAGATGAAGTGCTGTCAGAAGCAGTAACCGAAGACATAGAACGAGCAAAAAAGGGAGAAAGTGCTATGCTGTTTGGTGCAGGATGGGATAGAGGCGGCATACAAATGCACGGTGGAATCAATTGGGTTGATTGGAATTCATTTTCTCCTATCAAGAATATAAATCAAATCGTTGGACACAGCAGACACAGAGTGCCGCATATACTTGTGCAGCAAAAAGGTGGCGGTATATATCAAGGTCCAATCACAGAATATTATAAACGCAAGTTCAAAAACCCACTCAGCGTAAATTATGCATTAGATACAGACAGCAATCACTATATGATTATTGAAGATGGCGTCGTTGAGATATACGATAGTATGCACCACGTAAATCTAAGAGACGCTGGCACTATATCAATCAACGAAAGTGAGATGAATAATCTTACTTGATACTATACTTGGCTTTACTGCTTAGTATAGATAATGCCTTATTTACCATATCTTCTATGCCTTTTGGAAAACCAACACCGTGTTGTACTTCATCGTCAAGATATACAACACAATGTTTTTCATTGTTCATCCACACATTATACTTGTCTCGCCATAAGTTTAGATGCAGTTCAAGTTGATTTAGTTGTTTGGCAAACTCACTGCCAAAATCAATAGTGCGTAGTTCCTTTACGCTATTTATCTTGAACTCTCTGTCTGCTTGTATCCATTTCTCCAACTCTTGATTTACAATATTGATAGAGTTGGTGGTTGTGCCGCGTATGACTGAATGAGTATCCCTTTCAACATCAGTCATATTATCATAATTTTGAGAAAGAAAATGCTCATATCCGCGTGTATTGTATGTGGCATCACATTTTATGCGTTCGCACACTTCATTTGACAATCTACGAAGCAACTTGTTCTGCATCACAAAAAGATTCTTGCTTTCTTCAAGCATACTCTTCAAGTCTTCAAGCTTGCGTATTCTTTCCTGCTTCAACTGCTTTCTGCTATTGTAATAATCCCATAGGTATTTGACGAGAAATCCAACCAGTGCTGGAGCGCCAGTTTTGATAGAGTCCATTATCCAAGATACATTTTCCATAATATTATAAATAGTAATAATCTGATTGACAAACCATAAAAAATGTGTAGCGTATATACAGAATACATAAAAAATTTATGAAAATGAACGTTCAATACTGCGAGTCCTTTCGGGCTTTTCTGCGATACGACAAATACACGATTGATACAGATAATTTTCCAGAACTGGAAAACTTGGACTATGAGTATGTGACTCAGTGGGTGATCGAGAACTCGGAAAACTTGTCTGCAAAATACAACGATGGTAAATATGAGATTGTTCCATATGACAGCAGTCTTACTATTCTTGCTGATACATTGACCGAAGGTGGTGTCCAGAGTGAGAAGACCACAGACAGTGAAAACTGGTTTGAATATCTCGGCAACGATGACGACGAAGAGTCTGATGACGAGGACGAGGACGAAGATGAAGAGGACGAGGACGAATAATATGAAAATGCGTCTAATGTATGGTGAGTCATTTGTCACATATTGTGGCTTTGACGATTATGTTATTGATTTGGAAAAATTTCCAGAACTACAGGATAAAACTGGAGAAGAAATTGCCGATTGGGCATATGAAAACTCAAACAAATTGAGTGTGGACGAAGATTATGATGATAATAATCCCCGACCTGGCCAAGGTTCGGCATACGAGATTGTGCCACACGACCCAGAACTTACTTCGTTGACTGAAAGTTTTGGCTACAACGGAATGAAGTTCGACAAAATCAAGGACGAAAAAGAATATATGCGATTCATTCGTGCAGAAACCGAAGAAGATGAAACGACTGCCTGAAATGAAAAAGGAAAACGAACTACACATCACTTGCGATTGTCATACACACGAACTTCATTTTGAGAGAGATGATGAACTTGGTGTGTGGTATGTTTCATTTTGGCAACGAGGATATGCCTCAGATACACCTTGGAAGTATCGTCTAAAGTGTATTTGGCATATTCTTAAATACGGCAGACCATATGGCGATGAAGTTATTTTGAGCAAGAATAGCGTAATCAAACTAAAAAAATATTTGGATAAGCAGTTGTCTACTTGAATATGAACGATGATAAGACACAAGCATTTGAGGATTTCAATAAAAAAGAACCTCGTACTCAATCATATTTTCGCGCAGCAGCGGTACAAAGTCTTGTTATAGAAGGCATTGAAATAAATAAAACAAACATAGATAACGAATTATATGCTCGTTGGGTAAAGAATGGAAAAATTTGGTCAAAACCAAATAGAGCTTGACATATACTAAAATTAATTATTGCGATCTAATATGAATATCATAAAAAATGAAATTCAGAAAATTGTAAAAAAACGTTGCGACGAACTTTCGTGCAAACTTAAAAAAGACAATATGGTAGACAGGAGCTTTAATCCGTTTTTATACGGATTTAGCGCACGCGATTCTTTCATCATGTCCCTCGAAAGGAGCTTGCTTTCCAAGTCTGGAAATACGATGGAAGACATTATCTCGGACATACAGAAAATGGTGAATCCCGAATTAGAATTCATAAACAGAATACGCCCGATAGAAACATCCAAACTTGGCAAGAAGATGAATAAAAAAGATGTAGATAATTGTTTCAAGGACGATGCCAGCAAGAGTATTTATATATTTGAAATAAAAACTGGGGGGAAGCTTGACAAAAATAAATCAAAAAAAGACATAGAAGCATTACAAGAAAAAACAAAAATACTAAAAGAAAAGTATCCCGATTTCCAAATATTTCCATCTGCTTGTGTATTATTTACAGACTCAAAGGAAACTGGTCTTGGTGGTTTGAAGAGCGAATGTAAAAAATACAATATTCCACTTTACATTGGTAAAGCTGCATTTCGCGGGTTGAAACTTTCGGATGATCATTTCGATGCAATGATGGAAGGCATAAAGAAATGGTCCGTTGAATATAATAGCGACGTAATATCCAATATCTGTTGACATCGGGCTAACAAACTATTAACGTAATTAAATGACTAAAAATTTAAAACCAATGTTTAAGTGGGCAGGTGCAAAACACAGCGAAATACCAGATTTCTGTAATTTTTTTCCATCCAAATTTGAAAATTTTATAGAACCTTTTGTTGGTGGAGGCTCTGTTTTTTTCCATTTGAATAGACCAAATTCAACCATATGCGATAATAATCCGGAGCTTATAAATTTTTACAAACAAATTTCTATCGGAAATTCCAAAGATATAGTAGATATTTGCAACTCGTTCGGCCTAAAAGAAGAAACTTATTATAAAATAAGAGATGAATACATTCCAAAAAATGACATAGAACGAGCCTGTAAATATTTTTATATTTTAAAAACATGTTACAGAGGAATGACTCGTTACAATAAAAAAGGAAAGTTCAATATTCCGTGGGGCAGATACAAGAGTGTTAATTTTGAGGAGATATTGTCTCCCGACCACATTGATCTATTAAAAAATACACGCATTTTACATGGAAACTATTTGGAAGCCATGAATTATGCTACCAAAAACAGTTTTGTATTTTTTGATCCACCGTATGACTCGGAATTTAAAAATTATTATTTGCCGTTTGGAAAAGAAGAACACACAAAGCTGGCGGATTATTTTAAAAAAACGGAATTCTATTCTATGATGGTTATTGCAAAAACGGATTTCATTTTTTCCTTATATGCCGATAACATAATTCACGAATATGATAAATCTTATCGATTTAGACTTACTAAAGATCGAGTAAAAAAAGATCAACTTGAAGTTAAACATCTTGTAATCGTAAACGACAAACTTAAGCAGAATTTGTTGCAAAGCGCAGACGATGTCGAAACTAGGTCAAATGCCTCAAGTCTTGAACAACAATTTTTTGTATAAAACACAATAGGCATTGCAAAAAGTTGCCTGCGCTGGTTTGTTTCTTTTGACTTTCTATAAAAAGTAATCATAGTGTTGGTAATATGAAAAAGCGAAAATTCATGAAAACCAAACACGGTATGAAGTATCTACTTGTGACCGCAAGTGGTATGTTTGGTCCCGAAGTGTTTTATTTTGATAGCATCAAGGATATCAAGCCCAGTTATAGAGATATGGTCAAGCGCCGCGAGGCAGCGGTATGGCGTGCGCATGGCGACAAAATCTATTCCGTTGGACTATCGGGTCGCTTACCAGAAGATGTATTGAATGTAGCAAATAATTCTTGACTTTTTTATAAAAAGTAGACATTCTATTCAGTATGAAAATCAAAGTCATTTCCAACTACGATGGTTGTGTTGAAGTAAAAGATATGGATGTAAGCAAAGCCGTATTCAAAGATAATAAGCGTTTGTGGAAAGCTTGGTTGGAAACTAACGAGGATCTACCCAGATACAGCAGAGAACTGAAATATTGGCATAATACGCGATCCAAGGGCGTATTCGTCGTCAGTTATGATGATGACAGTTTTTCGTTTGTTCCCACGGAAGTATCTTGACTTTCTATAAAAAGCAGTCACTCTATATTCAACATGAAGACTGTCACTCTGAATAAGCTCCGCGCCGCCCGCAAGGCTCTGGACGCCAAGATCAATCGCTTGGAGAATAACATTCCCATCAAAGTTGGCGACATTGTTTATCTCAAGAAAAATAGCATTGACGCTTATGGGTATTGGGCATTTGAAGCCTATTATGCCTACGCTCCTTTTAACAATGAGTGGCGCATTGAATACAAGGTCGTTGAAGTCAAGGGCAACAACGTCACGATCATTCCGATTCAAGAATATGATCCCAAGGGACATAAAACTGCCGTGTACAATCGCAAGAATGTTTATCCCTGCAAGAAGCCACAGGAGGAAGCTGCGTGGATGTATTTTTATCTAAAGGACTTGATCTGGAAGGGATGGGAGAAAGCTACTGGCAAGCGCCGTCCTTGGGACTGGGACATCGAATGCAAGGCGCCGTGGTGATAACAGTATTGACTTGACTTTCTATAAAAACCTGCTACTCTATACGGTATGAAATCACTTCCTACATTGTTCTCTCGCACTTCTACTGGTGCCGTTCAGCAATGGACGGTGCAGATTGATGGCAACAAGTTCCGCGTTGAGTCTGGCCAGACAGATGGCAAGAAGGTCTTGAGTGAATGGACGGTCTGCGAGCCCAAGAATGTTGGGCGTGCTAATGCTACAACTGCCAATGAACAGGCAATCAGCGAAGCTCAAGCCAAGTGGGACAAGAAAGTCAAGCTCGGTTATACTACTGATGTAACCAAGATTGACAGTTCTACTTCATTTGTTGAGCCTATGCTTGCCAAGGATTATGATGATTATCGTGACAAGATGGATTGGGAAGAGGGTGTGTTTGTTCAGAACAAGTATAATGGTGTTCGCTGTGTTGCTACACTTGAAGGTTGCGAGGTTGTGCTCAAGAGTCGCAAGGGCGAGAAGTGGGTCAGCGTGCCTCATATCAACAAGGACTTGGAAAAGTTCTTCCAGCAGTATCCTTCGGCGGTTTTGGATGGTGAACTCTATTGCTATGAACATCGTCAGAAGTTGAATGAGTTGGTGAAACTTGTTCGCAAGACAAAGAACATCTCTGCTGAAGATCTCAAGAAGAGTGAAGAGATGGTTCGTTTCTATGTGTACGATGGGTACTCATTTGGCCCCGCAACTGATGTTTGTGTCAAGTATTCTGTTCGCAAGGCTCGTCTTGATGAACTCCTTCCACAGTATAGTAAGTATTATCGCAAGGTAGATACTACTCTTGTTCATTCACAGAAGGAACTTGATGAACTGTATAACAAGTTTCTTGACGATGGTGAAGAAGGTGCGATTATTCGTATTCCACACTCTCCTTATGAGGGAAAGCGAAGCAAGTATTTGCTCAAGTATAAGCCCGAAAATTCGGATGAAGGTGTTATTGTCAAACTTATTGAAGGTGGCGGTAACTGGGCGAATACTGCCAAGACCGCCACTATTGAGTGGAATGGCAAGATTTTTGATGCTACATTTACTGGCACATATGAGCAGGGTGTTGATCGTCTGAAAAACAAGAAGGATTGGGAAGGCAAGACAGTCACTTTTATGTATATGAATACAACTGGTTTGGGAGTGCCGAACTATCCTCGCATCAATCCAGATAATTGTTTTCGTGCTGATTGATTATGAGCCTCATTCTCGAAGATTATATTGATTGGCCGCTTGTATTGTCTCAACCTCGTTGTGCTGGTGGACACGAAGATGTAATGCGTAATATCTTTGGCAAAAATGCTGAAGTTATATCTTGGTATACTTCTGGTGATTGGCAGGGTGTTATTGCTATTGCTTATAAGTTTAGTAATGGTGAAGTTGCTATTATGACTGATTATTATGGCAGTTGCAGTGGTTGTGATGATTGGGAGGACTCAACTGAAAAAGAGGCTCGTAATATGATACTTGGATTGTGTGGCACTGCCAAGCAGTTTAGTAATGTAGAACTTGCGAAAGAATGGATAAAAGACATTGACAGCCAGAAAAATCCGTGGCACTATCCTTGGCAAGCAGCAGCAGAACTAAAGTTATGAAAGCAACATTAGAATATAATCTACCAGAAGAACGAAGCGAACATCTTCGTGCCATACATTCTGCTACTGCGTGGAATGCGTTGTATAATATTGACAGTATGCTGAGAAATCATCTCAAGTATGGTTCTACCTGTAATACAACGGAAGAAGTTGCGACTGAAATCAGACACGAAATAAACGACGTGCTAAAACTTTTAGATGAATAAAATTATCATATTAGCATCTGCTTTGTTGTTGCTGCCTGCTTGTAAGGTTGAAAATAAAAAGATTGTTGAGAATAACAGAAGCAACGATAAGAACCAGTTTATGGTTCGTTATAACGTAAGTGCTTTTCCAGAAATGTATAGCACAAGCAAGATTACTTGGCGTGGACCAAATACCATACATTTTATTGATCAAAATGGCAATTCTCGCACCGTAAGCGGAACATTTGAGATTATGTATTTGACGGACTGATTTATGAAAATTAATAATAAAATAGAGACACTAAAAGAGATATCAGGAGTAGTATTTGTATTGATTCTTTTTTCTGTAGGGGTTGGTATGGCAGCATTTGCTCCTGTACTTGCCGTTGATGCCGATGGAGCAACCAGAGTATTACACGCCAGTGGATATAAAGATATCAAAATTACTGGATATAAATGGTTCAATGGCACACAAGATTATTTTAACACAGGATTTATAGCAATTGCTCCAGATGGAACCAAAGTGTCTGGTAATGTAAGCAGAGGTATTTTCTTCAAGGGCTCAACTGTAAGATTGGATTGATGTTATGAACAACAAAGAAGCTACCGAACTTATACGGCGTTTTCCCGAAACATTCGCAACTTTGCGAGAATATATTGAAAAACTTGAACGTGAGAACGAGACACTGCGGACAGCCTTGAAAACCGCATTGGCAATTGAATCACTCGACGAATCCAACCTCGACGAACTGATTGCACGATGCCGTACCGTCATACGTGAGCAAAAAATAAAACAAATGACTGATGCGGCTTCACTGGATATTGGACATAGTTGCCTTTCCGGCGATAAATGGATGCGTGACGCATCTTATTATGGCAACTAAAGCATTATCAAAATGAATAAATTACTAAAACTAATCGGCTATAAGCATAACTACGGCGGCAGAGGTCGCTCATATAAATTTTCGTGGGGCGAAATTGCTCCATTGAATAAAGACATCTCGTTTAGATGGAGTGGTCCTTATTATTGTTATGAGCCTAAACTAATTATCGGTCTATATTTTATATCATTTTATATTCGCACTCCATCGTTTGGAGTAAAGGCCGCACAAAGTTCCAAAGAAGAACGCAACTATGGCTTTTATCTTTATCCTAATCTAAACAACTGGGAAGCAACGGTGTTTCAGTTTTATAATAAATCACTGCACATTGAAATGCCTTGGACATATAAATGGAAGCGTACTGAACTGCTTGATTGGGATATGAAGACAGTATGTAAAGAAGAATCTGGCGAAAGAGATTGGCACAAATGGTATAATGAAAAAGAGGCTTGGGTAAAAGACAATGCCAAGACATATGATTATACATATGTTCTAAAGAATGGCACGGTACAAAACCGTAAAGCAACTTGTCATATTGAACGCAGAACTTGGAGTGTAAGATGGGCTCCTTGGGTCAAGATGGTTAGCACTACATTGGATGTAAAGTTTGATGATGAAGTAGGAGAGAGAAGCGGTTCTTGGAAAGGTGGAACTATTGGCTGCTCATATGAAATGCTGCATAATGAAACACCCGAACAAACACTTCGCAGAATGGAAAGTGAAAGGAAATTCTAATGATAAAAATATCCAAAATTATTTACGCTGGCGGCGCTTGTCCATATCAACTTGAAGCAAATACAGATGATGGTAAATGGCTGTATATAAGATACAGAAATGGTATGCTGCGATATGTTGTTGCTCAAAATCATACACAATGGGCCAAGAGCAAAAAGGATAGTTGGTATGATTTTAGCCAAAAGATTGGTGAAGATTTTGATGGTGTTGCTGAACACGATAAAATCTATCCATATCTAAAAGGTCATATTGACTTTCCCGAGGAATTCAAGATACAATCATATCCATACATTGGAGAACAACCGTGAATAAATACAAATCATATTTATGTTTTCTGGAACATTTCGCAACTGGAGAAGGATTGACTTTCTCTATTGCCGTAGTTAGTGGAAAGTCAAAAAAAGAAGCAAAAGTAAAGTTTATTGAAACGCATATCTGTAATGGTGAATATTCTAAAGAAGAACATAAGCAAGAATGCGTAAGCTACTTTTCACACGGCGTATTAGTATATGACTTTGATGATAATAAAGAATATAATAAGATAGAAGATATTATGAACAAGTTATTTTCTGAAGCCGTAACCAAATCTATGCTTGATGCGAGAAAAATCGCACTTATGGAATTTTACTTCAAGATGCACACAAATTATAGTTGACAGATAAAATATCTGTATCATAATAACGAATATGAAAACCAAAACCGACGCAGAAACTATTGAGTATTACAAGAACGAAGTTAAGCGGCTTCATAATCAACTCAATTTCAAGTTTCAATCTGATCCTGTATCTCATCGAGCTTCTATCAAAGAAGATCAGCGGCTTTATCGTAAGGTAGGCAAGAAGTTCATTCCTGATAATGACCCTTATGCTTATGAGGGGCTTCGCAATGGCTTTTGGCTGATTCACGTCAAGGACGGTTCTACGGCGATTCGCCAAGAGATTTATCCAGACAGGGCTCATATCTCTGCTGCTGCTCGTGTAATGGAAGACAAGCTGGTTGATATTATTCGTAAAGCTGGTGAGGCTCGTCCATCTAAAACTCTTCTTACTGAAGAGCAAAAGAAGGACTGGGATAAGTTTATCAAGAAGCACGGTGAAGCTTTCAATACGCTTGCTTATCCTTCTATTCAAGAGAATGCTGAAAAGATCGTTGCGGGTTTGCTGCAAACCCGTAACGATTTGTGAAAAAACATTAAGCAATGACTAACGCTAAAGAAACCCTGCTATTCCTAGCCAACTTCAATAGTTGGAGACGCGGAAATGATGATGCCGCGTTTCCCGATCCTGCCGAGGTTGGGGCCGCAATCGATGACGCCGTAAATCTGCTTCGTCGTTACGATGATATCGAACGCGAGAACGCCGCACTGCGGGCGGATAAGGAGCGGCTAGACTGGTTACAGAAGAATGAATGGTATTGGAATAGTAAACGTCGTGATTTACGAAAAGCCATTGACCGCTCACGAAAAGAGGTGCAGTTGTGAGCGATACACCTTTATACACAAATGAACCCGGTTTGACTTTGTGTGAGCATAATCCAAATCCAGAAATAAATTTTATGTCTGGAAAAGAAGTTATGTTGCGATTGACAAAAGAGGGATTTCATTATCAAGGTAAAGTCATACACGATCACGGCGAAGCATATGATCTTTTTAGAAAATGGCTTGCTACTACAACAAAATATTAGCATACAATGACATCTGAACAAAAGTTCCAAATCATAAAGAAAGTGCTTGCGTCTGTGGCTATATTGGTTATTATTATTGCTCTAATCAAGTTATGACACGTATTGTATCCATCTCTGACACCCACGGAAGCCATTTTGGTATAAAAATACCAGACGGCGATGTGTTGGTGCATTGTGGAGATTTTTGCTCTGATGGCAATGTGCGTGATGCTATGATTTTTATGAGATGGTTCAATACGCATCCTCATAAGCACAAGATTTTTATCGCAGGCAATCACGATTGGATTTGTGAAAAAGATCCGTCGTTGTTTAGAGGATTGCTGACAGAGTTTCCAGATTTGACTTATCTAGAAGACAATGCTTGTAAAGTTGAAGGACTGAAGTTCTGGGGCTCTCCAGTCCAGCCCTTTTTTTATAACTGGGCGTTCAATCGTCATAGAGGCGAAGAAATCAAGCATCATTGGGATATTATACCAGATGATACTGATGTATTGATTACGCACGGTCCTCCGTATGGCATTTGTGATAGAGCATATCGTGTTGGATTTGATACTACAGAAAATACAGGCTGTAAAGATTTGCTTGATGCTACATTGCGTATTTCCCCTAAACTACATTTGTTTGGGCATATTCACTACGACGGTCAAACTCAATATATTGGTCCAAAGACAACATATGCTAATGTATCTATGCTAAACGAGGCATATCTTGTTTGGGGCAAGCCTACTATTTTTGATATTGACAAAGATGGAATTGTAAGCATAATGTCGGAAAATGAATAATATACTACTTGAAGGATTGTTTATATTCGGATGCTTATGGTCGCTCATTGGAGCAATCACGTATCCTATTTACTTTGGCAAGGTTGTATTACAGCCGCAAAAGATTACATTCTTTTTGATGTGCGGACCATTGATTTGGTTCACGCTACCAATGGTATATGTAGTAAATAAAACAATAGATAATATTTTTGAGCCATTTTATATTTGGCTAACCAAGAGATAAAATAACTTATGAGCACACTAAGAGAACTTACAGCAGAAAGTCATACTAAAGCAGAGAATACAGTATTTATGCGTTTGCTTATGGCAAAGGCACTTACTCCATATGAATATATGGATTATCTGACTCAGTTTACGTTGGTATATGATGGGCTTGAATATGCTGCCAATAAGTTTGGCATACTACAAGAGTTTGATGGCATTCAGCGTTCAGATAAAATCAAGGCAGACCTTGAAGAAGCAAATACTGTGAATGGTAAGAGATGCCTTATTCGCCTATGTACTACACTATATTACAACTATCTTATCAATCTTGATGAAAAGGAAAAGGTTGCTGCTCATTTTTATGTAAGATTTGCTGGTGATATGTTTGGCGGTCAAATGCTAAAGAGCCTCGTGCCAAGCACAGGCAGAATGTATGATTTTGAGCATAATCTGCCTGCACTGCGTATGAAGATGCGTGAGTTTGCTAAACCCAACTTGGCAGAAGAAGCAAACAAGGCATTTGGCTATACCATTGACATTGTTGATGAAATATGCGGAGTCAAACGTGATCTTTGGTTATAATGAGTGTTATATTTGACAAGATGCGAACCTTGAGCAGCGACTTGTATTTGTTGCTGGCCAAGGATAGTATTGAGATAGAACTACAAGAACTATCCAAGTATGCTTGGACAAATAGAATATTTCGCAATCTAAGATTTCGCCGTGGTCATATTGAAGTGTTGGATGTGTCATCGTCAAAAAAGATGTGGATTATGCATATCTGCATCTTTCCACATCTTGATGATGGTTCTCCTATCTTTGGATTTGATGTAATATGCGGAGCCAATAAAATCACAGGTGTATTTCTTGACTTTAGTATGGCTGACGAAAATCATCCTATGAATATATGGTTCAAGGAAAAGACCAAAGACCTTGTATGGAAAAAGGATAGAGAACTGCCAGATTGGGGCAAACGCATCTTTAGTCCAAATATGATTGCAGCGGGTATGGTAAATACAGACGAAGAACTAAATCAAGTCATTGATGTAGCAAAGGATTGTATGAAGTTTTATATTGAAAATGTTGGCGGGACGATTGGAAATGTCAATAATGCTCCTGCTCACAATCACTATTGCGTCAATCAAAAAAACAATATACATACATCACGCTTTCTTATAAACTGCGGTCATAAGGAAGAAGA